CAGCCTACAGGTGCGGTGATTACAATGCAAAGGTATCTAAAAATACCAGAGGTCAGCATTCTACTGGTGAGGCTGTAGATATAAGTATGAAAGATAGGTATAAACGCTTTCAATTACTACAAAAGGCGATAGAATGCGGTTATTTCAAAGATATAGCTATTTCTAAGACATTTATACACTTAGGCAAGGGTAATGTCCAAAATGGCGTTGGAGTCTATTAAAGGTATGAATACGGACGAATTACGTAAAGATATGCATTATAAGATAGATACAATACTCAAGCAGGTAATAAAGACAAATGGCAGAGTAAACAAACTTGAAGCTTGGAAAGACCAAGTGATGGGAGGCCTAAAGGTTGCATTAATTATATGTGCACTTGTAGGCTTTTTGTTTAAGATAGGATGGCTAACAATAGGAGCGTAATATGAAATGTACACATTGTCAATCAGACAGCACAATAAAGTACGGAACTAAAGAAACACCTACTGGCTATTGCCAGCGGATGAAATGCAAGACATGTAACAGGGAGTTTGGTATTAATCGCAGTTCAACTGTAAAGAGAGCTATAGTGACACCAGATAAACACTTTCCATTGCATGATCCTGCGGCTATAAGCGTATTGACTCAGGCTATAGAATTGGTAAAGCCAGAGATATATGTGGATTTGGGAGATGTCGGAGAATGGTCACACTTCTCTAGATTTAAATTCAAGGGTAAGGAGAAACCACCCTTGGAATATATGATCAGTGAGTGTAATGACGATATCATAGATGTTAACTTAGGGATGGATATTATAGATGAAGCATTGGACAAAGTGCATTGTGTTGAAAAATATATGTGCGAGGGCAATCACGATAATTGGGTTAATGAATTTGCTCTTCGTTATCCATATACTAATTACTCATTTAAAGACGCTGTAAATCTTGAAGATCGGGGGTACAAATATTATGCTATGGGTAAGCATCTTAAGCTTGGCCATCTGTATCTATATCATGGACATTTATATGGAGGACAGTACCATACTTCAAATCATTTGAGAAAGTTAGGATGTAATGTAATGTATGGGCATTGGCATGATTTACAGCATATGACAGTTACACATATGGATGGGCCTAAAGCTGCATGGAGTCTAGGATGCTTAAAGGATATGCGAGCTGAAAGTAATGCCTGGTTAAAGAACCGTAAGGTTAATTGGGGGCATGCATTTGCAATAGTAGATTTTCATGGAGAGCATGGAGAGTTTACAGTGAATGTAGTACAGATAATAGATGGGAGAGCATCAATATGGGGGACACTACTAGATGGGAACGATAATAAAGCTTATACTGCCAAGGGTTCTAAAGTTAGTAATAGAAGCGCTAGGTCCAATACTGGGGCCACTGCAGAAGTACGTGCATGAAGAAAATGAACTTGACATTAAAGTATTAAAAATGCAAGCTCAAATGAATCTATTACAAGAGATACTCTTAGAAACGCAGTCAGATGTAGAAGCTTTAAAACTGAAAAAGCGTAAACCTAGGAAGAGGAAGAATAATGCTTAATGGAAATACTGAATGTAATAGAGACACTCGGTGTACCTGTTGCCGTGAGTGTAGGGTTGGGATATGCACTAATGTATCTAATAAGGTTTTTGACGAGGGATGTGCAGGAGGATATAAGGAACCTGCACGATATAACTGTAAAGCTTATTGATAGCAATAGGGAAGCTAAGGATGAAACAAAAAAGACCTTAACTGCAATGAATATAATTAAGGATATAATGCTTAAGTTATTTAAAGGAGGCAAATAATGCCGTACGTAAAGGGAAAGAAATATCCGTATACTGATGCTGGTAAGAAAGCAGCCTATGAAGCTGCAAATAGTGCCAGTCAGCCTATAACGGATGTGATGAGTGAGATTGATGGTGGACGAACATCTGAACCATCTCTCAAGAAGAAAAGTAAACTAAAACCATATAAATTAAAACAAGGACTAGCATAATGGAAATACAAACACTATTGATGAGCTATTTATTTAATGAAGAGACTAAAGCTAATATTATCAAGGCTTTAAATGATGAAGTAGATATACCATTCATCAATGAGAAAACTGAAGGTAAGATCTTAGATGCAGTTTATAGCGTTGTAGAAGATGTAATGAAAGCTCAATTGCTAAAATAATGCCAAAAGAAATTGTACATATGAAACAATTTCATGGTGGTCTTAATGATGCAGCTGAAAATAGCGATATTGCAGATCATGAATGTCAGATAGCTGATAGTTGTGATCTGTCCAGTATTGGTAAAATTACTTTAACTGGAGACTTGAAAGGGGAGGATACTAGACCTCCAGCATTACAGACTATAAATACTCCTGGTTCAGGATTGTTTGCATTTAGAAGTGATAGGGATAATGCTGGAGCTAATGCTACTTGTAATTGTTATGCTACTCATGATTTAAATATAGTAAGTGTGTACGATGATAATGAAGATGATTGGCTTGCTATTACTACAAATGGATCTGGAGCAGGACAATGGAATCAAACTACTAATTGCGATGTAAATTTCCTATTCCATGAAGGGGTATTGAGATCTTCTGATGGTCAATTACATGCTGATAATCAACGTAAGTGGTGGGGATATATTAATAGGGTGCATTTTTATAATGCAAGTGGTGCGGATACCTATACGGCAGGTATGTATGATTTTGATGCTGATTTAGCAGCTCCTACTGCAGGCACATGTCATTTATCGGCCGATCAAGGACATACTACTGGCGTAATGCATTTTGAAACTAATATTACTGGTAGTACTGGTGAGATTCCAGAAGCAAGTTATAGACTGGCTTATTCTTTTGTTTATGATCATCATCAAGAAAGTTTATTAAAAGAATTTAGCGGCTCTCCATTGGCAATAGCAGAAGGGCAATGCTTTACAGTTCCTAAGTTTACTTTTCATACACTACCAGCAAGAATAGTAGGGTGTCGTGTATATATTCAAAGGGCAGATACAACAGATGATTGGACGCTATTAGTTGATATTGATTTATATCAGGGTTATAGACTAGGTCTAAATGAAATATATGTTAATACATTTGACGGTGCTGCGAATAATGTTGAATTGGAACTAACTGGAAAAAATATTACTAGTCTAGGAACAGAAACATATAGAGGTATCAATGGGCATGCTTTTGATGAGAATATTGACTGTAGTTATAAAACTGCAGTAGTAGTAGATGGGATTACATATGCTGGCAATTTCATGCAGAATGGATTGAAATATCCTGATAGTGTAATTAAATGTAATAGTACTATCTGGGGTATTGATTCTGATAAGTTCCCTGAAAGTAACATCTTAGATATTACGCCAAATGATGGTGATGAGATAGTTAAGCTAGAAGCATTCCAAGATAAGGTTTTAGTATTTAAAAGACAGACCTTACTTGTCGTAAATTACAGCCCTGAGCAGGGCGACTATATAGATGGTACCTATCCATTTATGGGGATTAGGCATAAGGGGCATTCATTTCCTACTGCACATGGTATTGTATTTATGAATGATTTAGGAGTACACTTATATGATGGAGAGACAGTTAAAGCACTTTCAGACAGAATGCAAGATTTAACTATACCTCCATTCACCAGTACTGCTGGGGCTAATGATATTCCAGAACCAGAGGTTAATTTTTACAAGACTCCTGAGCCTGAAAGTGGTGGAAAGAAGAAAAATGAAGATGTAGCTACATCTCAACCTGAACGGAAGGTTATGTAATGGCCGATGCTAGAAAACAACATGAATTATCGCAACGCGGTATAGATTGGCAAACTTTCTTTAGCAATTCCGATGATAATGTGCCGATATTAGGCTACGATGCAGTGAATGATCAGGTTATTATCAAGAGAGCAGCTGATTATAATGGTGATAGCTCTATAGGTACTGCTTCTCATGATATCTTTATCTACGATATGAGAACTGGTGCATGGACTAAGTGTATGAATGGTCTTGCAAATAATGTAGATGTTACCAACTTTGTAGTAAATGGTGATAGTGAGTTAGTCACTAAAGCATCTGATGCAAGTACTACTACAATATACAAATGGCAACCTGGACCGATAGCTACCAGTACATTTAAGTGGAGATCTAAAGCATTTGACTTTAACTATCCAGCAGTAAAGAAGAAATTATATAAAGTGATCATACATTCTAAGGCAGCTACTAATATGGATGTGAATGTATATTATGACGATAAGACTAGTATCGGTAGTGCAGCTGATGGTCAGGTTTTTGATAAGCCTTTAAGCACTAGTACATCATTAGCTAAGAATACATTGACTATAACAACGCCTACTGCATTTAGTTATCTTACTTTGGAAATTGCATCTGATGGCACTAGTCATGCTGATTTTACAGTGAATGATATTGCATTGGTGTATAGAATATTTAGGCCTCACTAATGGGAATGGGTAGATACGAAAAGCAGTTAAGGTATCAAAAGAGCCAGAGTATTACTACTGGAGTGGGCAAACCAGGTAGTTCTGAAGGCTCTAATGGAGCTATCACTATTCGCAATATTAATGGGCAGGTTACCTTATTTGGTAAATATAATGGTATATGGTATGGCAGGGATTTAGGACCTACAATGATAGTAGGTGAAAAGAATATGACTCATTTATCTATAGATAGAAAAGGGATCAATGCTATGGATGGCTTTACATCTTTAGCGCATTTCGGAGAGACTTTAAGAATAGGTCCAGATTCTGCTACTAAAACTGCATTTAGGGTTGCTAGCGATGGGACTGCTTCTATAGGTACGAGTGGAACTGCGAAAGTAACTATGTCTTCTGCTGGTGTTTTAACTGTTACTGATATTTTACTTTCTGGTAGAATAGGGTATGTTACTGGATCTACTAGTAAAAATATTCTTATTGGTAGTGTTGGAGGTACATCTTATCCATGTCCTGATGTAACTGATATAAATACTGCTTACTTTTTAGGCAATGTTGTTATTGGAGATGATGCCTGCCAACAAGTAAATGTTGACGCTAGTGATGTCTTTAGAAATAATGTGGCAATTGGGAATAATGCTATGAAATCCTATGACCCAGTTGCATATAGTTCCGTTGTCAATAGTGATTCTAATGTTGCTATCGGTCATAGTGCTATGCAAAACTTCCATCAGGGTCTTAAAAATACTGCTGTTGGAGCAGGGGCATTATTAGGTGCTAATTCTACTGGTAGTTATAATGTTTGCATTGGTTTTGATGCTGGTGGAAATATAACAAGTGGTAGCGGTAATGTTGTAATAGGAGATTCGGATGTTACTACGGCAGATGGAGATAATCAGCTTGTTATTGCCTCTGGAGGAGCTGCCAGTCCTGTAACTTGGCTAACTGGAGATAGTTCTGGCAATGTTCTAGTGACTGGTACGCAGCAATTACAGTTTAATGATAATTCTCAGCATATTGCTTCTACAGCTAATGATATGACAATAACATCTGAACAGCATATAACTTTAGATGCTGGTTCAAACTTAGACCTTGATGGAGACCAATTTATAAGATTTCTTGATGATGGAACTCATTATGGGACTTTGTCAAAAAGTGCAGGGACTTCATTGACTATAACATCAATTGGTAATCTGAATCTCACTCCAGCTAGCGATGACTATGTTAAACTTGGTGGTGGTACTGGATTTACACAGGTAACAGCTACTTATGATGCTCTTGATACAGATATAGATTTTAGAGATGGTAATAAACAGATACTAACACTTACTGGCAATATAGTTGATGTTCATTTTCAATTCCCCGCAGTATCTGGTAACTTTCTATGCATATTTCTTCAAGATGGAACAGGTGGATGGGATGTTAATAATTGGAAAACAAAGAATGAAGCTGGAAGTGCTGGGAGTGGAAATAGTGGTGTGGTTAAATGGGCAGGTGGTAGTGCAACTAC